TCGCTGTCTATCGCGACAATCTGCAACTTGGCGGAGAGGTCATCGCCGCGCTGCAAACGGTCGCTTACGTCAATCCAATCATCGGGCTCATGGTCTCGTTTATGACCCGCGAAGCCGCCGAGGATGCACGGCCAGACTTTGGCGATCCAAGCATTCGTGCTGCTCTCACAGCACCGCAACCGCATGGACTGGGACTCACACCGTCGCAAGCTGCTCCGCTGCTAGCCGCTGGCCAGCAGCCCGACACAATCACAGGACGAGACATTGAGCTTTTAGCTAGCGAGGGAATCTAAGTAATGCCATCACTGGTAACCAAAACCACGCCCGACTACACCACGCTCATCACGCCCCAAATCGTGGCAACGGGAAACATTGTCGCCGCCTCGACGACGCTTGATTTGCGAAACGTGCCAGGGGCTTGGGTCGTCGGTTTCATGGGCCGTGGAAGCGCTGGCACCCCGACCCGCGCAGGATACTTTGCGATTCGCCCGACGGACAACAACACGGACATTGTCCCCACGACGATTTTCGACATGGTCGGCCAAGGCCCAACGACGGCCGCTTTGCTCGGGGCACTCACTGCTGATGTGTCTACCTCGGCAAACACAATCGCTATTGCCTCGACTGCCTTTTCCATCGGCGACACCGTCTGCATTTTCAACTCTGTCGGAACGCTGATCCAATGGAATCGAATAGCCTCGGGTGCGACAACCTCTTGGACGATGGAGAGAAATCACCGCGTGCTCAATCTCAATACCAACTCGGTGACCAACCTCGCCGATGTCCGCCGAGTTTGGATCCCCGGCGGTGACATTTACGAGTGTCGATTCGTCAACTACTCGTCGATACCCTACGTCGTGCAGTTGCTGACCGTCGTCGACAAGGGAGAGACCATCACTTAATGCTCGCGTACTACGGTCCGGAATGGGAAAGCCTTGCAAGCCGAATCGTCGGTCGTTGGTGTCCGTCTTTTTCTGGTGCGACCGGATTGCAATTTCCGGACACGATGGGAAGGAACCATGGGACGTTGACCAATTTTTCGAACAACGGAAACGATGCGTATGTTGCGAGCCCTGATAGGACAGCTTTGAGCTTTGACGGCGCGAATGACCAATTAAATTTAAGCAGCGCCATTGCGTTTCCTACTAATGCACCTTACGCAATCACCGCGTGGATAAACAAGACAGCACTTAGCGCAAATTCCGGAAATAACGGAGGGATTTTTCGAGACGGAAACACTTTTTTAATCACATCGGAAAACGTTGGCAGGTTGTGGGGCAGGCATAGCGGGACTACTTTGGCAGACGCCAACACTGGGCCGCTTCTTTTAGGTCAAGGTTGGTCTCACGTAGGGATTACGTGGAACGGCTCTACGGCATCGCTGATTTTCAACGGTTTATTTTTTACTTCCGCGAGTGTCGCTACTTCAACTGCATTTGCGATTTCAGTCATCGGCCAACAGGTCAGTCAGTTTTTGCTCGCTCAGCTCGACGACGTTACCGTTTTCAACACCGCCCTCACCGCCAACGAAGTCCGTTTTATTTACGAGCATGGCCGGGGCGGTGGACTGCTCATGCAACCGCCAAGCAGACGCAGTGTCGCTGCGATCATTGCCGCTTTGGTGCTCGCTTGCGAAACAGGCAACTACAGCCTGACGGGTCAAGCAGCAGGCTTGTTCGCGAGTCGCCTGCTTGCTGCCGATCAAGCTGAATACATCCTCTCTGGCAACGCGGCCAACATTACCGCAAGCCGCCTGCTCTCGGCCGATCCTGCATCGTACACGGCGACCGGAAACGATGCTGCGACGATCTGCGCGAGACTGCTCGACGGCGGAGCTGCGGCCTACGCTCTGACTGGCACCGATGCTGGACTCATTGCGAATCGAAAGCTCACGGCGGACCAAGCGGTCTGTTTCCTGGCTGGCAACAATGCCGAGCTGCTGCGATCGCTCAAGCTTAATGCTGGCTCGATGGCGTTGCAACTCGACAACTTTGCCGCGTCGCTGTTGGCTGATCGCAAGATCTCCGCCGACGGTGCCCAGTACATCCTAGTCGTCTCCGATGCAAACCTCACCGGCTCTGCGTCTGGAGTCGCCCCCTATTACTACCTGTTCATGATGCGAGGACCTCAGTAAATGGCCACCTTCAACAAGTTCCAATCGTTCGCCAAAAACGTTGCCGAAGGCAAGATCAACCTCGCCACGGATCAACTCGCCGTCGCACTGACCAACGTCGCTCCTGTAGCTACCAATGCGGTTTTGGCTGATCTAACGCAGATCAGTTACACCAACGCCAGCACTCGCAATCTGACGACCAGCAGCAGCACTCAGACCGGCGGAGTGTACAAGCTCACTGTGGCCGACCTGGTGATCACCGCTTCGGGCGGATCTGTCGGACCGTTTCGGTACGTCGCTGTCTACGACGACACGCAAACCAGCCCAGCTAAGCCGCTGATCGGATGGTACGACCGTGGAGACTCGGTCACCCTGCTTGCGGGCGAAACAATTACGCTGGACTTCGATCAAGTCAATGGACTCCTGACCCTCACCTAATTTGGCGCAATAGTTACGCAATCATTCGACGCATCCTTGCGCAATAGGATTTGGCCATGTACCGAAACACTGCCGGAACACTCAAGGTCTTCGCATTCAACCGGACAACCAATGCTCCGGTCACTGGCGGTGCTGCGCAGATCACATGCAAAGTGTCGCTCGATGGTGGAGCCCGAGTCGCTTTGGCCGATACCAATCCGACCGAGATGGAGGACGGTTACTACCTTTTTGATGTGACAGCAGGCGAGACCAATGGCACTACCGCAGACTTCTTTCCCGAGTCCGCAACAGCGAATGTCCAAGTGATACCAGTCGAGCATTCTCGCTACCTGTCGCTTGAGAATGTGATCGCGGCCAAGACCAACACGATCACCGCTGGCAAAGTTTCCTATGCTGGTCCAGTCACCGCTAAGGGCACCGTCGACCAAATCGTCATCGGCGATGATTACCTCACCGCTCATGGTACCGCATTTGTCTGGACGATCTCGGCGATTCCTGGCATGTCGGCCGGTGCTGTCACAGTCCACTTCGGTGGCAAGAACGGGACCAATCCATTCGCTGTCACTGGCACCGCCGCGGACATCGGATCGGGTAAATGGTCGCTCACGTGCGAGATGCCTCGAGCGACCTCGGGCGGCCTGGTTCCCGGCGAGTACCGCTACTCGGTCGCTGTCCACAATGCTGCTGGCGTCGAACTGACTCGGGTGTACTACGATGATCCGTTCGTCGCTGTGGAGAAATTCACGCCATGAATGTGACGTTCAAAGTCCGCGAGGCTTTCTTCGACCGCCCCAAGGTGATTGCCCAGCTGAAAAAAGCGAAACGCAAAGCCCTGTCCAAGGCCGGTGCGTTCGTGCGCAAGCGAGCTCGGTCGTCGATGCGTCGGCGAAAGTCCGCTTCAGCACCTGGCTCTCCACCTTCGGCCCACTCGTCCAACACTCACTCGCTCAAGACGATCCTGTTCGCCTATCAGCCCCAAAGCGAATCGACGATCGTCGGCCCAGTGCAACTGAACCAAGTCAACTTCACCATCGAATCGGTCACGAGCACCGTGGCCGGTCTCCATGAACGGGGCGAGACTGCGATCCTTCGCGAGTACCGATACGCTTCCATCGAGGGAGATGGCGAACCGGCCAACTGGCGACGGGTCGACGGCCGTCGAAGGTATGACGAGCGGCCAGGGTATCGATTCGAGACTCGTCGTCGCCGAGCTCGGTACCCAAAGCGTCCTTTCATGCGTCCTGCGCTCGAGGCCGAAGCCCCCAATTTACCCGAGCTGTTCAAGAACTCGATCGCAGCCGCGAGGTAACACATGGCAAGTAACATCAAGGCCGGTCAAGCTTACGTCGAGATCGCGACCAAACAAGGTTCCTTCGATAAAGGTATGGCCCAAGTGCAAGCCGCGATGGCACGTCTGAAAGGCGTCGCGACGACCATGGGCACCGGAATCGCAAAAGGTTTCACTGGTGCCCAAGGTGCCTTGTCCGGCTTTTCCAAAAGCGTACTCAGCCTCCCTGCTGCGATCGCTGGCTCGGTCGCTGTGACTGGCTTGGTCGCACTGGCAAAGAATTTTGCCGATGCGGGGTCCGCAGTCGACGACATGGCCCAGCGAACTGGCATGAGTGCCGAAGCAGTGTCCTCGCTGGGGTACGCTGCCAAGCTCTCTGGCACCGACATCGGAACGCTCGAAAAAGGTGTCCGCAAAATGCAAATGGGCATCGCCGATGCAGCCGCTGGCGTGCCTGGTGTTGCCGATAAATTCACCGCTCTAGGCTTGAGTGTCGCCGATCTGCAGAAGATGTCGCCCGATGAGCAATTCATCGCGATCGCCGACAAGCTGTCATTGATCCAGGATCCGGCGTTGAAAAGTGCTGCGGCCATGGAGTACTTCGGCAAAGCGGGTGCGGACCTAGTCCCCATGCTTTCCGGAGGTGCCGAGGAAATCCGCAAGCTCCAACAGGATGCAGCGGACCTTGGGCAAACCATGTCCGGCGAGGATGCCGCCGCTGCCGCTAAACTCGGCGATGTGTTCGACAGGCTGTTTGGCGTGATCGGTGGATTGCAAACCCGAATCGGTTCGGCCCTGGCGCCGCTGCTTACCGCAGTCGGCGAACGGGTCATCAGTGTGGTCTCGAGCGTCAGTAAATTCATCGGCGAGAACCAAGAGCTAATCGTCACGATCGCCAAATGGACTGCGGTCGGAGCTGGCCTGCTCGCTGGCCTATTCGCCCTCGGTGGAGCTGCGGCCGTCGCCTCGGTGGCCATGACCGGACTGGCTGCCATCGGTGGAGCGATTGCTACAGTGTTCGGCCTGATCGTCGGACTGATCACCGCCATCGTTTCTCCGATCGGTCTGGTGGTCGTCGGCGTCACCGCAGCCACTGGAGCGTTCTTGTACTTCTCCGGCGTGGGGGGTGAGATGGTCGGCTATCTGGTTTCGAAGTTCAATGAGCTTAAATCGATTGTGCTGCCGGTGTTCGACGCGATCAAGACCGCTCTGATGTCCGGCCAATGGCAAGCCGCTGGCCAAGTCGCTATGACCGGCCTGCAATTGGTCTTCCGGGTCGCAACGCGGGACCTTTACGCAGGGTGGCTTTCGATGACAACAAAGATCCAGAACGCTTGGACGGATCTGTCCTCGACGGTTTCCCAGGGTGCGGTTTCGTTTGTGGCTCATCTGATCAATGTGATGGCCGGAATCCCAACAGGCATCCAAAACGGATTCGGAACGGTCTTCACCTGGCTGCAGGGGACCTTCGACCAGACGGTCAATTTCATCGCAAAAAAGCTGCTTTACCTGTATTCGCTTTTCGACAAGTCGGTCGACTACGAGCGGGCTGCAAAGCAGATGGATACCGAAGCGAACAAGCGAGCCGACGGTCGCCAACAGTCGCTCGACAATGCCAACGCGAAACGCAACGAGGATCTCCAACGAGCCAACCAAGGCCGACTCGGTGTCGCCAACGAGATGAACCGTGGTATCCAGTCCCAGGCCGATGCGACCAAACAAGGCCGAGACGACCGGAACAAGGAACTGCTGACTGGATTCGATTCGCAGATCGCGCAACTCCGAAAGGATCTTGCTGATCAAACCAAGTCGATCCAACAGACTGCCGACGAGCAAGCCAAGACCGCTGAGACTTCCAAATTCGCACAGGAAAAGCCTGCTCCCGAACGGCCCAAGATTCCAACGGTCGAGCAAGTCAAATCGACCACCGCCACTCAGACCGCTGGGACATTCTCCGGCTTTGCTGCTGGCATGATGGGAGGCACTACATCCGCCCTCGATCGCATGGCAGATCAGTCGGCCAAGTCGAACGAGCTGCTCACGCAAATCGCCAAGAACACCGGCGAAAATCAAACATTGGTATTTGGGAGCTAGCCAACAATGAGTGCATGGACGCATCTACCAATCTCAATCGATGAGACCGCCGAGTCTCGAGAGATGGATTTTGATCTAAAGGGAGGCAAACGCACTCAGAACCGCATCGCGATTGTCACTGGGTACACCGAGGCCGAAGACGCGGCCCAGGCTGCTGTCGACCTACCGAGTACTCCTTTCCCGCTGGTGATCGCTGCGACGATGGGAAAGCCCGAGATGGTGATGGTCGCCGCCAAAGCCAAGCCGCTTACGCCCCAGGCATGGGAAATCGTATTCTCGTATGAGTCCCGAGCCTATGACGGAACAGATCCGCTCACGTGGACTTTCTCGGGCACAACGCTCGGCAAGACTCAGCTAGTCACTCAGTCTTATGCG